CACCTGAAGCACATGTTAAACTGGCTAAGAAAATAGAAACTTATAAGGCAGAATCTAGATATTGGAAGAAAGTTGCAGAAGCAGCTATCAAAAAAGATGCTAAAGAAAACCTTCTTATAGACTCAATTAAAAAATTTACTCCTTCATATAAAGAAGTAAAAAAATATAAACGCCGAAAACCCACAGGTAAAATAAAAGGTGATAGCACACAGTCTATGATCGCCCCTCTTACAGACACACACATTGGTGACAACGTAGAGTCTGATCAAATGCTTGGTTTAAATGGATATAACATAGATATATTTAATAAAAGATTATACGGATGGGCAAATCAAATTGTCACATTAGCAGAACTTAGGCGTAATTCCGCAGACGTTGGAGAGCTTATAGTCCCAATGCTAGGTGATATGATTAGTGGAGACATCCATGAAGAGTTAGCAAGAACTAACAATGATCACTGTATGGGACAAATGATTAGAGGAGCTAATCTTATATCACAAGCACTTATGCTTATAGCCCCACATTTTGATAAAGTAAGAGTTGCGTGTGTAGTGGGTAATCATGGTCGTATGACTAGGAAGCCTCCTATGAAAGATAAGTACATGGACTGGGATTACATGCTGTATCAATGGATTGCTGTGTTCTGCCAAGAGCAGAAAAACATAGAGTTCCATATTCCAAAGTCTTTTATGACTACGATCAAAGTATGTAACAGAGATATCTTATTAGCACACGGGGACTTTATTAATGGTGGTGGAAGTGGCACTGCAATCAGTCGAGGTGTAAATAACATGCGAAATGTTATGGCATTTAGAAAAGGATTAGTAGATGAAATGCATCAACTACAAGATAATGCTTTAGAAAATGTGCCTGACAAGTTTGAATCAGCATTACTTGGACACTTTCACAGAGTAGATGAAGTTGATATTGGTACGGGAGCTGTGCACATATGTGGATGTATGAAGGGTGGAGATGAGTATGCAATGCAACGAGTACAATCCATCAACAAACCAAGACAAATAGTTCTATATTATCATCCTAAATACGGCGAGATTGGTAAAGAAATTGTGTACTTAAACAGATATGACTCTCGTAAGGGTCAGTTTAATGACATTCTACCTGATGTTTGGTCTAAAACTTTTAGCTAATTAGGTTCAGAATAGTATAATATAGTATGGATGAACAACGCATACTACAACTATTTCAACAGGCTGCTTTGAATACAATGCAAGCTATGGCTACTACAATGTTTCAGAAGTCTCAAGAGAACTGTCCCTTTGTTACGGGGCAGCTAAGAAATTCTGGTGCCATTGTTGAAGCAAATCCGGGAGAAGGATCTTACACATTTTCATATAATGTAGATGATACTGCCCCTTATGTGAAATTAGTAGAAGAAGGTGGGAGAGTTGATGATTACTTAAGACGTAACAGGAGAACAGGTAGACCAGAATCAGTTTCTGGATATGATGTGACTGGTAAATTCTTTATAAAAAATGCAATTGAAGATGTCTTAAGTGGTGATTTTGATGATGTTGTTGTGTCCGCAAACGAAGGTAGTAATGGTTACTACATAAGCATATAAAAGAGGTAGATATGGAAGAATTAGATGTAACAAAAGAACAGGAATGGATTATAGCAAAGCATTCGCGTATGGTTGGCAAGGTTTTAGACCTTGTAGAAGCAGCCATGCCAGAGGGAAAACAGTGTGAAAAGCTCAAAAAATTACTACAAGTTCCCCTATATGACTTTAGAAACGATATGTTACGTTTAGAAAGCGGCGAAGCAGATACTAATATCGTTGAATAACCCCTATATTTTTTTATATTTATACTTAAATTAGTATAATAAAAGTGACTATAAAATATAGTATTTTATAATATATTGTAAAAAGGTCGGGGGTGGCTTAGACCAACCTTTTTCTGGTCGAACAAAGTTAATTATTACAAAACTTTAAAACAAGGAGGCTATAATGGCTGATGAAATTCTAGATAGAATTGAAAAGCACATGGAAGGTACGTCATTAGGTTTGGCGGCTCTTGCAGAAGTGCTACAAAAAATGGATGGAAGAATGGAAGCAGATGACGCATACGCTATTGAAAAAGCTGAGCAAGAAGAAGCAGCTTTGGAGCACGCGGCATTAGTAAAAGATATTGCAAAATCAGTATTAATAGAGCTCTCAGATCAAGGTATGGACGTTGACGGTACAGACATCGAAAACGTAGGAAAGCCAGATCCGACAAAAGGAGCTACTGCTACACCTAACTACATAGGTGATGCTGACGACTCGTCTGAAACTGTTACTCCAAGAAGCAGCATTGAAGAACAACAAGCTTCAATCATGGCTGAAGATGACGAAGATGAAGACGAAGAAAAAGCAATGCACGCTGGAAAAATGAAAGCAATGCATGTAGGCAAAATGAAAGCGGAAGATGATGACGAAGATGACGAAGAAAAAGCAATTGAAAACGCATACAAAAAAGTAGAAATGGCAGACGATGACGAGGACGAAGATGAAGAAAAAGCTATGTTGAAAAAATCAATAAAGCAACTTCAGAAACAAATCGAAGCGTTAGACATTTCTAAAGCAGTAAAAGAAGAATCCGAGAATAGACTACGAAAAATGGGATTCAAGGAAGAGAATGGATTACAGAGACCACAATTGAGCACTAACGTGTTTGGAGCAGATGAAACTCCAATCAAGAAGGCTCAAACTGTGAACGATGTAGTTGACCAACTTACTAACTTGTCATACAAAGAACTCAGAAAAATGCAAGAGTTCAAGAGACAAGGACTAACAGAGAACTTGCCAGACGAAATCGCAAATCTCTAAACTTAAATTAAACTAGAAAAACGAGAGGATAATAATTATGCCTTCACTAAGTGAATACATAGCTCAATCGAATAGAGGACTAAACCAGTCTGTATTCGGTCCTGAGTACTTATCAAAAGCGTTTAATGCTGCGAACACAGGAACTGCAGATGCGATCTACACGACTACAGCTGCGGATAATGTGTTTACATCTACTTTCGGAAGAAAAGTATGGCAATCATTAAACAACCAAACTCGTTTCTTCAACGCAATCCCAAGAACTGTTTTCGGTAACACCGTTGGTTGGAGGGTAAGAACAGATAGAGGTAGCCAAAGGTCTCGACCAATAACAGAGACTGGTAGTCTACCAGACATCGATGTATCAAACATCGAAACTATCTCAAGCTTGCCTAAGATAGTATCAACCTCATTCGGTGCTTCTGTGAAAGCCATGTACACTGCACAATTAGAAGGTGGTGTAGGTGACGTTCTAGCGTTGGAAAACGAAAACGCACAACTTGACCACATCAAGGAAATGAACCAAGAGCTATTGCTACCAAACACAGTAGCAAACATTGCGGCTGGTGGTTCAACTACAGATGCTAACGTAACAGACGGAGCTAACTTAAGAGTTGGTGACACAGTAATGTTAGTGGATGCTGGTTCAGCAACAGCAAATACACCAGCGATTTCTGCAATTTCTGGTACTGACGTAACATTCGGTAGTGCACTATCAGGCACACCTGCAAACGGTTCTTCAACTGTAGCAGACAACCTATCAGTGCAAACTAGAGCAGGATTAACATCAATTGATGATATCGTTGCAATTAACAACGATGCAACAGTTGGTAACGGTGGTGTACAGAGGTTCGCTGGAGCTTATGACTTAACTACAGCAAACAGAACTTCAGGCACATTCGGTGCTGCTGCTACTGTAAAAGGTAACAGTGGTGTTGGAAGAGACCTATCTCTAAACCTACTTGATGACTGTATCCAGTCTATCAGGACAAATGGTGGAGAACCTAAGTTAATTCTTATGGGTCACGACCAATACTTTAAATTAGAGAGATTACTTAACTCGCAACAGAGATACATGGGACAGGAAGAGTACCAAGTGGGAGTAGGATCTGAAAAGACCTTCCCGGGTACAAGAACTGGACTAGTTCTCGCAACTTACCAAGGTATTCCAATTCTACCAGATGCAGACACTACTAAATCAGAGGCTGCTTCAGGTGGTTCAAAATTGGGTTCAAACGTATACGTATTGGACACAGACTACCTTGAAATCGCTGTCGCTCAACCTACTCAGTATATTGAGAACAGAGATTACTTCGCAGCTGACGCACTTGTAGTCAGAGGTTTGCTATACACAATGGCAGAGTTCAGAGCTTACAGGTTTGACGTACAGGGTGCGATTTTAGACTTAAACTCATAGTCTTATAATATATGGGGATGGGAACTTACTCATCCCCATATCTATAAGGAGGAAATGAAAATATGGCAATTACAATAACAAAGCCCGGTTCAGCCCCTGACGTAACTGGAGTTCCCGGCAATATAAAGTATGTTATTAAAGACATTACTTTTGATGACTCATATCCAACTGGTGGTGAATCTTTCACTGCTACACAGATGGGGTTAGAGGAACTATACATTGTTCTTATTTCACAAAAATCAGACGGTTATGTGGTACAATATGACTACACTAACGAAAAGTTTGAAATTTATGAAGCAGGTGCAGACGGTGCCGCATTGGACGAACTTGGTGACACAGCAGATGCTAGTGGTATCGGAATAAGAGTTATTGCTTACGGAAAAGCGTAAAATGTCCGCAAAAATAAATCTACGATAAAGCTGTCTTTGAGCAATTTTCTGGACAGCTTCGTAGAGGAATATATAATTAGGAGAACAAATACATGTCAATAACAAACGATTATCAAGACTCAGCATCTTTTGAA